CGGACTATGAAAGCTAACAAGAATTTTGCTGAATTAACAGGATTTAAATGGATTATAGAAACAAGAATATGGTATACAGATAAAATGAGCAGAGAGCAATTGGTATTACTTATATACCATGAACTTAGGCATATAGATCCAGGAGATGATGGCTTGAAAAGACATGATATTGAAGATTGGAATAATATTGTGGCCACATTTGGTACTGGATGGGATTCTACAAAATCTAAAATAAAAGATATTTTAGATGATAGTTTTGAAGCATGGAGAGAAGTAATACCAACAGAAAGGCAAATAAGTATATTTGACAATAATGTAATTCCAATAGAGAGAGCTAAATAATATATTGTTCAGGGCTTGTTTGAAATATGCAGGCCCTGTGAAAAGGGATGTGGAGAGAATGAAAGATTATCTAAATGCTACAGAGAAAAATCAATTGATGGTTTTGATGTCAGTTCTGCAGCTTATGAACGGAGAAAGAAATGGTGGTATAGATGGACCTAAAATATCAGCAATGCTTGAGGATTGGGATAAAAGAGGAAATATGACTAAAGAGGAACATAAAAATTTGAAAATGGCAAACACGTATCTTAGTAAATTTTGCACCAGTGTTATGAACAGACTGGCCCCTGAAGAAAAAGAAAAGTTGCATAAAAGGCTTATTAAATTTGATTTTAGGTTAGTAGATGATTATACACTTAAGAAAATATATAGAGATATAAATAATCATATGGTAAATGCTGTGATACCAAGAGACATGTTTTATAAATGGTGTGAGGAAATAATGGATGTTAACTGTAATGGTTGCAATGAAAATTGGAAAAAATGTGAACTTCATAAAGTACTTGAAGAAAATTTTGTACCTGAAAGTACCTGGAATAAAAATAACTGCAGATATGCATATAAGGGTAATAGAATAGCCGAAAAAGGTGCTTGAATTTAAGAAGGTGGAGCATGGGATATAATCCAGGAGAAATGATTGATGTATTTGTAAAAGTAAGAGGCGGATGGAAATCTAAGCGATATAAGGTTGTTCAAGAAACAGATAAATTTATAACAATCACTAATGGCATGTATAAAAACACTATAAATAAATATAACTTAAAAACTGGAAGGGTAGAAATTGAAAAAGTTGAAAGTGAGGTGCCTGCAATGGGGGCAAAACAAAAAATAACGGATGATCAGTTGCTTCAGGAAATTAAGGAGCATGGTTTAAATAAGAAAACTAAAGAATTTATTGCTCAACAATATAATATAGGGCTTCATACAGTGGACTATCGTATAGATGCTTTAAGAGAATCAGGAAAATTAAAGGATGTATTATTAGATGATTTCCAAGGTAAGGATATCAAGGGTACTGATGTTTTAATCAACGAAGGATCTAAAAAGGTTGAGAATAAAAATAGTAAGCTACCTCATGGAAGAATATTAGTTCCTTCAGACTTTAAAGGAAAAATAATGAATTATAGGATTTATGAAAATAATGGAGGCTTTACTATGAAGAGACCAAATGGGACGACTGTAATGCCAATGGATTTTTCAGAAGTTGAAGATCTTATTAGGGAATTACAAGAATTATGTAAAGTTAATGGTGTGGTAATAGAGAGGTAGCCATGAACATACCAGAAAAATTATATCAGGAGGATGTTGATAATTTTATTGACATCCTCGAAAGATTTAAAAGATTACAGGATACTGAATATTCGGTAGCTTACAAATTACATAAAGATGCTTTAGCAGAATATGACAGGTGGAGCACAATATTATTTGAAACGAGAAGGAGTGAACTAGGTAATAAAAAAGATCCGCCATGGAAAACACGAATTGAAGACATATTAAAAATTCTAAATAACATTTATACCAGCTCACGTATGGTTTGGAATAAATCAAAGAATGATTTGGATGAAGGAAAGTATTGAAATGGGGGTAATCACATGGATTATATCAGAGAAGCAATAGAATATCTAAGACATTACAATGATTTGAAAATCTCACTTGAAACTTTGAAATATGAAGTAATGCAAATTGATGCTGAAATTAAAAGTGTTAAGGCCATAGATTATTCGGGCCAACCTCATGGTTCCGGGGGGAAAGCTCCGGATGATTTATTAGTGAATAGAGTATATAGGAAACAAAAGGCAATGCAGGAGATAAAGCTTACGAAGATAAAACTTGCTAAATTAGATGAAGCTTTGAGCGGTCTCTCTGAGGGGCAGGGGAATCAGCTGCAGGAGGAAATGGTTCGGTGGTTTTATGTAGACAATAAAAAGTTGAGTCAAGTTAGAAAAAATTTAGATCAAAGGAATATAGAGCATAATTTTAAAGATAAACAGCTTTCTGATAGGCAGATTTACAAAATAAGGGATAAGGGTATAAAGAGAATGGCCATAAGATTTTTTGGAATAAAAGGATTTGGAGATTAAGCAGTGGACCGTTGCTTAATCTGCCATAGAAAGTTGAAAGATAGCGAAAGCAGGAAGAGAGGAATTGGGCCTGTATGCTGGCGTAGAGTTATGAAGGTCGCAAAAGAGGAGAGGCAAAGAAGAAAAAATTATAAGCATAGAAAAGGATCTGAAATACCAGGTCAGTTAAATATATTTTCTGAGGAGGATAAATAATGTTGGAAAATGCGAAAGTGATAGTGCCATATAAAGAGATCCAGAGTGTAATAAATAAAGCAAAAGAAGTAGAAGATTCTAGAAAAGAAATACTTGAACTAGAGCAGAGGATAGAAAGTAAGGCAGAAGTAAAAGTATTAGATAATATAATAGATTTACTTGTAGATGGCTTTAACAGTAAAAATATGGATGATAAACAAGCTTGTATTAAAAAGAGCATTGAAAAATATTGTAATACCTTCAAGATTCCAATTAAAGAACTTATACCAAATATTAATGATAAAAATAAGTAGTATGGAATTATTGGAAGTGATGAAATCAAAAGTAAAGGGAGATAATTTCATGTGTAAATATTGTGAAGGTATATATGGAAAATATATCAATATAGGGCAGAGCCCTCTTAGTAAAAAGACACAGCCAGACAAAGCACAAATAACTCAATTAATTGATGATAGGCCAGGAATAGTATTATACAAAAATGGACTTGCACAAGGATATTTTGATATAAGTTATTGCCCTATTTGTGGAAGAAAATTAAATTAGTTGGTGGTATCTCAAGTATAAGGGGGGAAAAAGTTGGACAAATCAAGATATTTTGTGATCGAAAATAAAGAAACTCGAAAGAG